GAAGGTCTGGCACAGGGCATACTTGATGCGATCCCCGTGCTGATCGAGGCGCTGCCCGAGGTGATAATGGGCATAATCAATTTCCTGCTCGATGCAATTCCTCAGATAATCGAAACGGGAATAAAGCTCATCACGTCACTGGTATCCGCTCTTCCGACGATAATCGCAAAAATCGTTGAAGCGATCCCCAAAATAATCGACGGCATAATCAAAGCTGTGCTCGGCGCTATCCCGCAGATCATTCAGGCGGGCATACAGCTCCTGATCTCGCTCGTTCAGGCACTGCCCACCATAATCGTTGAAATAGTGAAGGCTATTCCCGAAATAATCGGCGGCATAATCGATGCTTTGATAGAGAATATCCCGCTTATCATACAGGCTGGTGTCGAGCTCTTTGTAGCTCTTATCGAGAACCTTCCGACCATCATAATCGAGATAGTTAAAGCTATCCCGCAGATAATCACGGGCATTGTTGAGGCGATCGGATCATTGGCGTATAAACTCGTTGAGGCCGGTGGAAACCTTCTCAAAGGTCTGTGGGAGGGCATATCCAACGCCGCTTCATGGCTGTGGAACAAGGTCAAGGAGTGGGCCGGAGGGCTCATCGACGGAATCAAGAACTTCT